TAAATAAACTGATATATGAGTGATGGATTAATTCCAAAAGTTCCCAAAAAGAAAGGCGGTTTTAGAGAAGGTTCAGGTCGCAAGAAACGTGACGAAGAACAAGAACTAATCCGTAAACTTTCACCTTATGATGATCGCGCCATTGCGGTACTATTGCGTGGTGTTGAACGTGGCGACTTTAACTTTGTAAAGCTTTACATGAACTACCGTTATGGTACACCACAACAACAAGTAAAGATAACCAACGAACAACAACAAGTAGTTATTAAGTGGGATGAGTGATATCGAAATTCATTTAAAGAAATTACACCAGGGACAACTAAATGTACTTAATAATTCAAAGAGGTTTAATGTCCTTAAAATCGGTAGGCGATTCGGCAAAACAACTTTTGCAATCAATTATCTCATACCTCGAATTGCTATTAGTGGTGGTTTTGTTGCCTATTTCACTCCTACTTACACTGACCTTGCTGACGTGTGGTCTGAAGTTAAAACAAGGTTATCGCCTATTATCGCGGAAAAGAACGAGCAAACAAAACAGATAAAGCTTATTACTGGCGGTGTGATTGACTTTTGGTCGATGGATAATCCTGACAGTGGTCGCGGTCGCAAGTATGCGCGTGTGATAGTAGATGAAGCGGAGAAAGCAAAGAAGTTTAAAGATGCCTGGCAAAATACTATATTGCCGACACTGATGGACTTTAAAGGTGATGCATGGATTTTATCTACACCAAAGTTTGGTCAGACCTATTTTAAGCAATTGGTTTAACCTATCGACTTATGACAATCCATTTATTGACCGCGATGAAATCGAGGAGATAAAGCAAACAATGGATGAGTTAAGCTTTAGGTGCGAGATATTAGCGGAAGATGTCGATGTTACCAATAATCCATTTGCTTACGCATTTGACGCAAATAAGCACATTACAAGCGGTCTAAATTACGAACCATCCTTGCCAGTGTATTTATCATTTGACTTCAATAAGGACCCGATAACGTGTATTGCTGGGCAAAGCAATGGTAATACTATACGCATCATTCAGGAGTTTGCTTTAAGCAATAGTGATATCTTTGAGTTATGCGATTTATTGTTGGCGACTTTCCACAATGTGCCGTTAATTATAACAGGTGATGCCACTGGTCGCAATAGGTCGGCATTAACAAAAGGTAACTACAACTATTACACGGTGATAAAGCAAAAACTGAATTTAGGTGATAACCAAATGAAGGTTGGTAATATCAATCCTAGTGTGGCTGATACGCGAGTGCTGATGAATAGTTTATTGCAGAAAGCGGACATACAGATTAACGATACTTGCGTGAGATTAATAAAGGATTTAAAGTATGTGGAGGTAGACAATGAAGGTGACATTAAAAAAGACCGTTCAAGTGAGTTTAAAATGTCCGATTTTTTAGATTGCTTTAGGTATTATTGTTTTGCGTTTCATCATCAATTTATTAAAATTTATGCTTAATTTTGAAGCATGGCAACATACACAACTACTATAACAATTAAAGGTGATGAAATAGGCAATGTATCAGGATGGTATATGTTTAGTTCAACCGTTCAGGGATTAGGTTACAACCTTACACCTAATGCATCATTAACAGACTGGTGTGATCAGATTGTATCAGATGGTTTGGCTGGTACATGGAATTATGTTATTACTTATTCCATACAAGGTCCAACTACATTAAACACTGGCACCGATTCGGTAATTACGTTTACCATTACTAATCCGAACGATGTACCATTATTGATTGTTATAAGCACTGAAGATAATTACTATCCTGCAAGCTTTAGCAATCCTATAACTGTATGTGAAGGTGCTTATGAATTAACATTAACTGCCTGCGAGGACAATTACGTTATACCAGCTGGTATTATACCAAGTAGTAACTATTACTTTGTGATTGAAACAAACCGAGGTAAGCGTTATCGTCAGGCGGTAAGCACTAATGTAGATGGTGATGTTCAGTTATGGGCTGCAGCACCTGAATTCCCAGTTGGATTTTTTACACCTGAAATGTTTACCTATACTTGCAAAGTATATACTGATAGTGAGTTAACCGACCAAGTTCCATTTACGATAGACAATATCGTTTACAATACAATCAATTTAAAATTCATTCACACAATAATCGTATCGGACTAATATGCCAAATTTAATTCAGGAAAGAGCTTATAGTAATCTTTCAATAACATTAAGCAGTATCAATAAACAATATTTTGAATTAGAATATGATGTTTATTATAATTATAATACTGACGATGATACCTATTGCTTTAGGTCAAATGCAAACTTCATTTTTTGATGATTTAATACAAGATATTTATTCAGTATCATTCGCATGATAGAAGCATTAATTATAAATAGTTTTATCTGTATTGGTTTCAACATCGCAACTGAACCAGGCATGATATTAAACTGGATTGAGAAGTTACTTGAGAAAGCACCGCTATGGTTGCAAAAACCAATCTACTTATGTCCGATGTGTATGGCATCGGTGCATTCATTGTGGGTATTCCCTACATTAGATTTGCCGTGGCATTATTGGTTTGGTTATACATTAGCATTGTGCGGAATTAATGCGTTAACTTATGGATTTGTTACAAGCATTAGAGAAAATTAGATTAGATTTAACTGGTTACTTGATTGAGCAAGGTTTTGAATATGTAGGGAGGTGTAATTGTTCAGCGTGCTACCAGGATAAATACAAACGCGATAACATCTTAATAAAGGTTTGTCGCAATAGAGCAGAGTTTACATTAATGAAAAACAAGCATATCTACGAGATAGCTAAATTAGATAAGTTACACGAAGCAATACAAAGTTATGGATAAGGTTATTAATTGGCAGTTACACGAAGGTCACACAATAGTTCCAGCATTTACGGTTGGAGGTGTGCAGTATTATGGTTTACAAGATAGTTTCAACACATTTACCGAGCGCGGATTTCAAGCGTTAGCGGTATATGATGAATGGAATAATAGAATGACTAATGATAAGTTAGTTGCTTTTGTAGATGTGATGTATGAATGGATTTCGGGGAAAAATGGTCAGATAGATATTATGAAAGTTGCAGAACAAGTAATAATGATTAAAGAGCGTTTGAACTGGATAGTGCCAACCGCGGAGTTGCTTTATAAGATGGCTGGTGTTGCATTCTTTGATGAACATGAAAGTCCGTATGTTTACGATGCGAAATATGCAGAAAAGAAGATTAAGTTTTGGAAAGAAAACGTGGATAAACCAGAGGTTTTTTTTTGCAATGTACCAATTGCTTTAAGGCACATATTTCCCTTACCGAATATATCAGTAACAGATTTGGAGAAATGTCTGAACCTAATCGAACAGACCGAAAAGAAGCAATTAGCAAAAGTTATTGGTTGGACATCCAGCGAAACCTTGAAACAAATTTTGTCACGGGAGTAAAAGTTGGTAAGCAGTATGGTGTGAATTATCGGAAGCTTACCTTAATCGAGTACCTTTTATTAGTAGAAGATATGTATAAACAAAATGGCTGATAAAATAGTAATTGAAGTTGTCGGTAATACCGCAGGTTTAAAAAGCTTAACCGATGAATTTAATAAGACCGCTAAAGCGTCTGATGAATTAAATAAGAAATTATTAGAAACCGAGAAAGAAGCGGACAAAGCAGATAAAGCATTTAAGAGTTTAAAAACTCAAATTAAAGAGGCAAAGGTTGAAGCGCAAGCAATGGCTGAAAAGTTCGGCGCGAGCAGTAAAGAAGCTACCAGTGCAGCGCAAAAAGTTGCCCAATTAACAGACGATTTAGATGATTTTAATAATCGCGTCAAGGCATTAAATCCTGAAGCAAAGTTTACTGCGTTAACCAATGTATTAAGTGGTACTTTAGGTGCTTTCCAAGGTGTAACAGGTGCGGTTCAATTGTTCGGTGGTGAGAGTAAGAAGGCGCAAGAGATAGCACAAAAGCTACAAGGTGCGTTGAATTTTGCCCAAGGTCTGAAAAGTTTAATGGGCATGAAGGATGCCTTTAAAGATTTACAAGTTGTTCTTGGGATTACTAGTGCGGCGACCACAACGGCTGCGGTAGCAAATCAAGAATTAGCAGTTGCAGAAGGTGAGGCGGCGGTTGCAAGTGGTGCGTTAAATGCATCATTGTTAGCAAATCCCGCATTTTTAATTATCACTAGCATTGTCGCACTTGGTGGTGCAATTTATGCTTTAAGTGGTGATGCTGAAGAGGCGACCATTAAGATTAATGAATTAACGGAAGGTCAATTAGCATTAAGGGATAGCACTAATGATGCAAGCGCGGCATATGACCGTATGCGCATAGCAATTGGTACTATAGAT